CGGCTAGTGGCGCAAATCTTACCGCTTTACCTGCGGCTAATATTACAGGAGAGCTACCTGTTGGAGTAACAGGAGGGTCTGGATTGAATGCATTAAGTACTACCAAATCAGATGTAGGATTAGGTAGTGTAGAAAATACTGCATTATCTACATGGAGTGGATCAACTAATTTAGTTACTATCGGCCGACTGACTTCCGAGATAAAAACAGCGAATCATGTTTATGGAACTGACTGGTATAATCATGGAAGTGGAGGTGGATCAGACATATATTTAAGAACCCCTATTGTACATAATGAAAGTAATATGTTTAATATTGAGGTATTATCATATGAATATGGGGGATCTTATGCTGGTTCTTATATGTTTGGTGCATATGCTTATGGTGGTAGCACTATGATTAGTGTTAGAACTACTACAATACATGGCCGTAGTATTTCCATGGGGGTTACTAATAATAAAATTTGGTGTAGAATAAATGGAGGAGCCGGATATTATAACCATTATTGTTTTCGCTATCACGGATGGCAAGCTAAAGATAATTCCGGTTTTTCATGGGGGAACTCAGCATGAATAATCTACCTGAACCTAATCCAGATATAATTCTAAAAATAGAAGAAGCTAATAAATGGAAAAATGATAGACTGAATACTTATGAATTATGGAATAATCAATTAGATAAACTATGGCATGATATAGACAATGGAACATTAGATAAAAATGGTGAATGGTATAAAGCAATAAAACAAATAAAAGAAGATAACCCTAAACCGGTTAACTTAGAAGAATTACAAGAAGAAATTGAAGAGATGATTACTGCAGAACGGGAAGCTTAAGGTAGCTTCCGGAAACCTGAATAATATTACGTATTATACCCATATAATTTTCCTATGTTCAATGATTATTGCAATGGTGATTTTACTTGTATCTTTTAGATAATGGTGGTATTATAAATAGTTATAGAAATACCAACTAAACTATTACAAGGAGAATATTGTGGCGTTAACCCTCCAAAAACAAACTCTTAATTTTGTGTTAGATCAAGGCTGCACTTTTTCCAAAGTTGTTGTCGCTAAAGATTCAGCATCAGTAAATGTAGCTATTTCATCTGGTACTGCTACTGCTAAAATGCGACAATCATATCATTCAGCAAATAATATATATAGTTTCACTGCAGGAATTGCGGGATCTAATGTAACAATCTCCATGACCTCTACCCAAACTTCAGCTATTCCAGCCGGGAATTATGTATATGATATTGAATATACACAATCAGGTGGAGATATAGAACGAGTAGTAGAAGGTCTTATCACAGTTTCGCCGGAGGCAACAAAATAATGGCACAGCCAACTACTAAAGCAACTTTTAAAGATTATTGTAAACGAAAACTTGGATGGCCGGTAGTAGACCTGAATCTAGATGATGATCAAGTGGAAGATTGTATAGACGATGCTTTTCAGTTTTATCAAGAATATCATTATGATGCTACAGAAAATGTTTATCTTAAACACCAAGTATCCGCTTCTACTGTTAAATTAGCATCTGCTCCCACTGGTACTTTTACAGCTGGTGAATATATCACTGGTGGAACGAGTGGTGTTAGAGCAAAAGTACATGAGTATCATAGTGCTAATACAACATTGAGATTTAAAGACCCAGAAGTTAAATATGGTGGTGATGGGAATACGTATTTCAGTAATACTACTACTACGTTTTCAACAAGTGAAACTCTCACAGGAGAAAATTCTAGTGCTACTGCAACAACCCACAGCTCTACACCAGTTGTTATAGGTGATTATGATAACAAATATATTGCAATTGCCGAAGCTATTATTGGGGTAAGAAGAGTAATGTCTTTTTCAGATGATGTATCTAATTCTTCTATGTGGTCAGTTAAATATCAATTTGCTTTGAGTCAAGTTCAAGGTAATTTGGGGGGTATGGATCTAGTAACACATAAACTGAACCAACAACACATGTCATTAATTAATGAAATGTTTACAGGTGCGATTTTATTTAGATATAATCGACACGCAGATAAATTACATCTTGATGTTTCGTGGGGAGTAGATGTAGATGTCGATGCTTGGGTGATTGTTGAATGTGATAAAATTCTTGATCCCGCTACATATTCTGATATTTGGGGTGATATGTTTCTTAAACAATATGCTACATTATTGATAAAGAAACAATGGGGTCAAAATTTAATTAAATATGAAGGATTACAACTACCTGGGGGAATTTCTCTTAATGGGCGACAAATGTATGATGATGCAGTTGGTGAAATACAAGTAATAGAAGAACAAATGCAATTACGCTATGAACTACCTGTAAATCATATGATGGGATAACTCTACATGGCAACTAACCCCTATTTCAATCATTATGGAAAAAATACCGCCGATCAACGATTGATAGAAAACTTAATGATTGAATCCATCAAAACTCATGGTATTGATGTATCCTATTGTCCAAGAACTATAGTCGATGAAGACATATTAATGGGTGAAGATGGACTTTCTCAATATAATAGTGCCCATACAATTGAAATGTATATCAAAACTATTGATGGTTTTGAAGGTGAGGGTGATTTTATATCTAAATTTGGATTACAAATAAAAGATCAAATAACCTTTACAGTAGCGAGACGTAGATGGGCTGAATTGGGATTAACTGGTGACGGTAGAGATACTGCTCCAAAAGAGGGAGATTTAATATATTTTCCTATGACTAATGCCCTGTTTCAAGTACTGTTCGTAGAGGATGAATCGATATTTTATCAAACTGGTGGACTACAAGTTTTCGATCTCTTATGTGAAATGTTTACTTATTCAAATCAAAAACTGAATACTGGTGTAGATGATATTGATAAAATTGAACGACTACAAGCCTACTCTTTAAATTTTACTATGAATGTTGGAAGTGGGAACTATACTGTAGAAGAAATTGTATATCAAGGAAGTTCTTTGGCGGAGGCAACTGTACAAGGAGAAGTTGCTAGTTGGAATGCTACAACTAAAATATTAAATCTTATTAATATGACAGGTAATTTTTCAGGAACTTCTAATATTATTGGTAACAGTTCGGGAGTAAGCTATTCCGTTACTGCATTAGATGCCCAAGATTCTACTTCAGCTTTCGTTGGTGATAATTTAGCAATAGAACAAGAAGCCGATTCTATTATTGATTTCACTGAAGGTAATCCGTTTGGGAGCTTATAATGTTAGGAACTACTTATTACCATGAAACTATTAGAAAATATGTTGCAGTTTTTGGAACTCTCTTTAATGATATTAATATTCAAAGGAAAAACTCCTCAGATGTAATAATTCAACAAATTAAAGTTCCTATCGCGTATGAAGCTAAAGATAAGATGCTATTACGTGTAAGAAGGGGTTCCAAGACAGATGAAAGTATTGGAACGAGTTTACCGAGAATGGGATTTGGATTAACTTCTATTCTATATGACCCACTTAGAAAATTAAATACGTTGGGTCAAACTTATGCAGCAAATAATGCAACCTCTTCTACTACACTATTAAAGCAGTATAATCCTGTACCTTATAATTTTGAGTTTGAGTTGTCTGCAATGGTAGATAATTCAGAAGATGGCGCGCAGATTTTTGAGCAAATCATCCCATTTTTTACACCGGAGTTTACAGTTAGTGTGAACTTGGTTCCTTCCATGAATATTAAACCTGATATTACAATAATATTAAATGATGTTTCTATTGAGGATTCTTATGAAGGTGATTTAACTGTAAGAAGAGAAATAATATGGAGCTTAAATTTTACATTGAAGGGGTTTATTTATCCAGATGTTAAATCTGGGTCAGTTGTTAAAACGGTTATAGTACATCTACGTACTCCTGCAGAAGTCGGAGAAACAGAATATATTATTTTAGAAAATAGTACAGATTTTTCAATAAATCATTTAATTTTGGATGCTGACGCAGGTTCCCCAAATGATACTGGTGTAATGAAAATACTTAGTGAAGACAGTTATGATTCATCAATGGCAGGAATAAAAACACGAATAACAACTACTCCTGGAGCAGCTGATGTTATAGCAAGTGATGATTTTGGATATTCACAAACAGTTGAATATTTTGATGATACTATAGATAATAATCCAACAACTGGATTGGATGTTAATTTATAATGATAGGAAAAAATGGAAAACATAATAGACCAAAGAATAGACGAAATTCTTGAGATTACAAGTCTTGTTCCCACCTCAGAATTAAAGCCTGTACCTGACCAAAGAATCAAACCAAAAACTGATGGTAAGGATGAAGATACGGATTATGAGTATGCGAGAGAAAATTACTACAACCTCATTGAGAGAAATCAAGATGCCGTAGAAGAAATGTTAGAGATAGCTAAACAATCGGAATCTCCTCGTGCATTTGAAGTTGTAGGACAGCTAATCAAAGCAGGGTTAGATGCAAACAAGGAAATGATGGGTCTACATAAGACCAAGAAGGAATTGAAAATAGAAAAGGGTGGAACTACGTCATTGGTAAATAATGCAGTGTTTGTGGGGAGTACAGCTGAATTACAAAAAATGTTGAAAATGCACAAAGTTGAAGAGGAGCCACGTAATGGCATCTGAAAATTACCTCGGGAACCCGAATTTAAAAAACGTTGGTCAGAAAATAGATTGGACGAAGACCACCCTCAAAGAATACATGAAGTGCAAAGAGTCTCCTGAATATTTCATAGAAAATTATGTTCAAATTGTACATTTAGACAAAGGTCTAGTGAAATTTAAGATGTATGATTATCAAAGAGATATGGTTAGAAAATTTAATGATAATCGTTTTGTAATCTGTAAATTACCTCGACAAACAGGAAAATCAACTACAATTATTTCCTTCCTTCTTCATTATATTCTGTTCAATGAAAGTGTTAACGTTGCTATTCTTGCCAACAAGGGTGCAACAGCAAGAGAACTCCTATCTAGATTACAACTTGCATACGAACATCTACCTAAGTGGTTACAACAAGGCGCAGTTGTATGGAACAAAGGTAATATTGAAATAGAGAATGGGTCTAAAGTTATTGCCTCAGCAACTTCTAGTTCTGCTGTTCGAGGTAGTTCATTTAATATCATTTTTCTTGATGAGTTTGCTCACGTTCCACAAAACATAGCAGAACAATTTTTCACTTCTGTTTATCCTACAATTTCTTCTGGTGAATCGACTAAGGTACTTATTGTTTCAACTCCACTTGGACTGAATATGTTCTATAAAATGTGGATAGAAGCAGAAGAAAAAAGAAGTGACTATGTACCAATTGCAGTTCATTGGTCAGAGATGCCGGGGAGAGATGCAAAGTGGAAAGAGGAAACAATACGTAATACTTCTGAATTACAGTTCACACAAGAATTTGAATGTGAATTTGTCGGGTCAACCTATACATTAATTGCTCCATCAAAACTTAGAACGTTAGTTTTTGTAAATCCAATACACAGTAATAATCATTTGGATGTATTTCAAGAACCAATAAAAAATCATGTATATGCTTTAGTGGCGGATACTGCTCAAGGAAAAGGTGTAGATTATTCAGCCTTTATTGTATTTGATGTTACTACTACACCCCATAGACAAGTAGCAAAATTTAAAGATAATACTATTTCACCCCTATTGTACCCCAATGTAATTTACAATGTAGGGAATAAGTATAATATGGCTCATGTTTTGATTGAGGTGAATGATATTGGTTCTCAAGTTGCGGATACTCTACACTATGATTTAGAGTATGAAAACATAATGATTGTTACACAGAGAGGGAGAGCTGGTCAACAAATTGGTGGTGGCTTTACAAAGAACATTCAGTTAGGACTAAGAACGAGTAAACAAATTAAGAGAATTGGTTGTGCAACTCTAAAAGATATGATAGAACAAGAACAATTGATTATTCCAGATTTTGATACGATTAGTGAACTTACCACATTTGCTCTACGAAATAATACATATCAAGCAGAAGAAGGTTCTCATGATGATTTGGCGATGTGTTTAGTTATATTTTCGTGGTTGGTGAATCAACGATATTTTAAGGAATTGACAAATATGGATATCAGAAAACAGTTGTGGGAAGAACAAATGGAAACTTTAGAACAAGATATGTTGCCGTTTGGAATTATAGATAGTGGATTGGAAGAAGAAACTTTTAAAGATGCTGGTGGGCAAACCTGGACAGTTGATGAT